TACTCAAAAACATATTGATGATGCCACTGGTGCAGAAATTATAGATGCAAAAGGTGTAGTCGGTAGTTGGGATGGAGATACTATGGTTATCTCCCAAGTTACTTTTGGAGAATTTGTTTATAAACCTAATGATCCATTTTATGAAGATGGTAATTATGAGATATATGGTAATGGTACAACAACTGGTCCTGGCGGTCCTAGTGGAAATCCTATTGATTATCCAAATCGTGCAATCATAACCAATCCACCAGAAAATATCACTAGCTTAGAATTACCACATTTTAGAAAAGGTGAGATTGTAACTCAAAAAGTTAATAATGTAGAAGTTTCTAGAGCAAAAGTTTCTGAGTGGAGAGACGGATCTAATCTATTAAAAATAGAAGATGTAACTGGTGTTATTAGAGAAGATGTTCCTATTACAAGTATTCAAAACGAAAAAGTAAGTGCCGTACCTAAAAGAGTATTTGTTTCTACTCTTAAAGAAGAGATTTCATCTTTCTATGACAATATTGGATACTACAAATCAGACAAAGGTCGTTTAGGTGTATCTAATCAGAGAATGATTGATAGCGACTTCTATCAAGACTATTCTTATGTTATTAAATCTAAGACTCCTATTGATGAGTGGCGTGACCTTATTAAGTCTACTACACATCCAGCTGGATTTAAACTATTTGGTCAAGTTGATGTAGAAGCAACTGCTAGTACAGAGATGCCTGTTGAGATGCCAAAGGCATCACACTTCAGTGTAATTCAACTTTGGGATCCTAATAAAAATAAAATTACAGTAGAGAATACTAGAAGAGTAGTAACACAAACTATACAAAAAGTAGAAAATCAGAGAATTAAAAAAGCAGTTGGTTCCGCTGCAACTAGTGAGTTTTTATTCAATGAGATTCGTTCTTTTGAGATTAAACTAGGTGCTCCTTTTGATGGTGTATTAGATGAGAAGAGTCAAAATTTTGGAACAACAACATTCCAATTAAGAGATGAGAGTGATACACCTTTTACTCCATATAGTGCAAAGAATTTAATTGTAACATTAGATGGTGTCTTACAAGAACCTGAGGTTGCATATACTGTTTCTGGAGATCAAATAACATTTGCTGCAGCACCATTAGGACCTGGTGTAAAAAATGGTGCTCCTTATAATGGTGTTACTTTCTATGCAAAATATATTGCATTTAAAGGTGAGGGAGCAGCTGGATATAATAACCGTTACTTTAAAAAATTAAGAAATATCTTCCAACGTGGTGGCACATGGATTGATGCTGCTAATCAAATTGAAAGAAACGTTGAGTTTATTATCAATGAGACTGTTGGTTATGGAGAGGCAACATATCCATCACTTGATTGGAGTACTAAGAAAGATGATTACCAACAAAATATTAGAGAAATTCTAGATGCATATCAACATGATATTAGATTTGGTGGAAATGTAAAAACTGTTTTATATGGTAACACATATGCAGATCAAAGTAATTACCTTTATATTCAGAATAATAAAACACAGTCTAATGCAATCTTTGCATATGCAACAAGACTAGCTAAACTAGCAGTTCGTAACTGGGATTATATTGATGTATCTGTAACTTACCTACAAGGATCAAAAACTGTTACTGTAACAAATACAGATAACTTAGCGATTGGTCAGTTTATTAGTTCTGGTAGATCATATCCAATTGGAACTAAAATCGTATCTATTGACAGTTCTACACAGGTTACTCTTAATAATGCAGCACTAGCTAACTCTGGAACTGGTGGTGGTGCTCCTGTTGGAACAACTAGTTTGAGTGGAGAGGTTACTACAAACACAACTATACCTACCACAACTGGTGTAGTAGAACCAGGTAATCAATACTCTATTGCTGATGGTGTAACTGTTACTGTTCCTATTGCTTTCTCTGGAACTGATCAGGCATCATTCTCATGGAGTGGTCTTAACAATGGTATGTTCTTCAAGGCAGGACAATTAATTGAAGGTAATAAGTCATATATTATTGATCAGTCTATATCATGGGCAAAAACAAATTATCCTTCTCTAAATTGGGAAGATCCAACTAGCACAAGAATACAGGCAACTGCTACTGTAGATACACTAAGAACTCTAGACATTGGTGCTGTACAAATTAACAATGCAGGTGACGGTTATGAAACTGCACCAACACTATATGTTTTCCCAGCATCTGATACTGTAGTAAATCCAACCAATACAGTTGGTTCTTTTGTGGAGCTAAATGCTGACCTAGAGTTGAATGGTTATATTAAGTTCATTAAAATAACTGAAGAAGGATCTGGATATGATCCTGCCAATCCTCCAACTGTCAGATTCGGTGGTGACATGTCTGGTTTAACAGGTACTCTAACGTTAGACCTTGTAAATCAGGATGAAGTATTTGCTATCACAGTTGATGGATATAATGAAAATG